TAGTTGATATCTATGAACCTGGTGTAATCTATGTAGAAACCAACCAAGGTGGTGATCTATGGAAGGACGTATTCAAAAATATTCCTGTAAAATATAGATCTATAAGACAAAGTGTTTCAAAGCAAATCCGTGCAGGAAAAGCTTTGAATTTTTACCAACAAGGAAAAATTAGACATACCGCACATTTTCCTGCGTTGGAAGAACAGATGTGGGGTTTCCCAAAGATCTCTCACGATGACGTTCTTGATGCGGTAGTGTCTGGCGTACTTTACTTCTTGGATAATAAATCTCCAAAGGTAGTAGCCAAGCAACTTAATTATCTGAGGAGATAAAAATGATTGATGATATCAGATTAGCCTTAGACTATATATTGAATAGAAAAGATGGATACAACCGTGCTGAGACCTATTATGAGGGCACACAGCCAGAAGTCTTTTTGAATCAGAGATGGTTTAAGCTATTTCAGAAGAACCAAAGCGATTTTCGCTTTAATTTTAGCAAGACAGTAGTAGATGCAGTACTAAATCGCCTGGAGATCGATCAGATTGAGACAAGCTCACCTGAAGCAGATGCCTACATGGCACAACTTCTTGAGCAGTCAGATATTAAGCTTGATATCAATGAGATCCATAGAAACACTCTTATTTATGGAGATTCATATGCGATGGTCTGGCCAGATGAGACAGGTAAGTTAGCAATTGATTACAACTCACCACTTACAACTGTAGTTATTTATGATCAGGAGAACCCACGAAAGAAGCTATTTGCAGCTAAAATGTGGCAATATGCTGATTACAACACAAAAGAGATTCATTTGAACCTATATTATCCAGATCGTATTGAAAAATATGTTGGATATGGTGAAATTGAGAACATGGGTACTCCACAAGGATCAAACTTTGTTCTAACAGAGACAATTCCTAATCCATGGAATGAAGTTCCTGTGTTCCACTTCCGCACACACAAGCCTTATGGCCGTCCAGAGCATGCAGATGCTTTCGGACCTCAAGATGCAATTAACAAGCTTGTAAACACACACATGCTTACTGTAGACTATCAGGGTGCTCCACAGCGTTATGCTTTGACCACTGGTGGCAACGTAGCAGAAATGGATGACTTCTCAGAAGGCGACACAGCCAGAGAGAACATTGGTGCGCTAAAGAACGGTCCAGGAGAGCTTTGGTACCTACAAGGTGTTCAGACTGTTGGCCAGTTCCCAGCAGCAGAGCCAAAAACATTTACAGAGCCAGTTAATGAGTTTGTAAATCAAATGGCAGCAATTACTTCAACACCAACACACTATTTCCAAAAGGGCACATATGTTTCTTCAGGTCAAGCACTTCGTGCAGCTGAAGCACCACTTGTAAAGAAGGTTAAGAACCGTCAGCTTGCTCTTGAGTCTACATGGAGAGATTTATTCTTGTTCATGCTTAAGATTGAAGGAATCACAGCTGTAATTGATATTGATTGGGCAGAGGCAGAAATTGTCGATGAGGTTGATCAATGGGATGTGGCAGTACGCAAGAAGTCAGTAGGAATGCCACTAGAGCAGATCTTGCTTGAACTTGGTTATGATCCAGAGCTTGCAACACAGATTTCAGCTGAATCTATGGTGGCAACTGGAACAACAGAAGACATATCGTTACAATCAACAGGTATAAACGCAAATAATTTGGCTTTGGAACAATCTGCAGCCGAAAGAAATAACCAGATAGGATAAAAATGGAAGAAACTCAGGTAGATGGTACGTCCGAAGAGATAAAAGATCCAGCAGCAGTCTTAGCAGCACTTGATCGTGCTAAAAAGGATGCAAAGCAGTTTAGAGAAGAGAAAGAAGCACTTGAAGTAGAGATAACGAAATTCAAAGATGAAAGTGCTAAGTTCTCAAGTAAACTACTTAAAGAAAAGGTAATCCAAGAACTATCTAAGCATTATGCTGGACCAACTGATAGATTGTTTAAGTATTTAACTCTATCTGAATTGACATTTGATGAAGAATTAAATGTTATTGGTCTAGATGATCAAATCAATCAAATAAAGAAGGACTTTCCAGAAATATTTGATCCAAAACTATTGGTGGCGGGAAAAGCAGACTCTGCTGAAGGCATACCAGTAAACAAATCATTATCTGCATCAGAAAAGCAAGCATTGCTTGTTTTAGGTAGATAAATAACTATTTATAATGTATAATTGGGCTATAAGCCTCCAAATGGACGTTTGGACTTACACCCATAGATATATTAGACGATAATCTATTTCACATAATTCAAATTCAATTTAAAATAGGAGAAACAAACATGGCAAGAACAGATTTTACAGAAGCCAATGGTTATATTCTCGAAGAGCAGGGTTCTAATGTAATCCAAGACTTAATTGCTAACTCAGCAGTTGAGCGCTATGCTCGTCGTGAAAACATGGCATCACGCACAAAGACTGTCCCACGTTTCGTGGCAGACGCTCCAGATGTTGTAGCAGAAGGTGGAGTAATTCCAGAAGCTGTAGCAACACTAGACGAAATCGTATTAACAGCACGTAAGTATGCACAGATTATGCACGTATCAGAAGAAGATCTAAATGATTCTCTTCCAGACGTTCTAACAGTAGCAAAAAGAGAGTGGGCATCACGCTTTGCTCGCAAGTTTGATAACGCAACACTTGGCGTAAGTGGAGTTGCAAATGGTACAGACACTGTTCCATACACATCACTTTACTCAGCAATTAACTGGACAACAAACCGCATCCAAACAGCTGGATCATTAACTTATGCACAACTTAACAACGCCCTAGGCATTGCTGAGGATTCATCAAAGTTTGATGCAGCTAACACAGTCTGGATGGCTCACCCAAAGATGCTTAAGGAAATTCGTGGAATGATCAAGGGTAACAATGATCTAGTTCTACCAGATCCACTAGCAGGAACACCAGGATCCCTATTTGGATATCCTTTGGTAATTTCATACGGTGCAGCAGTATCAGAAGCAGCAACAGATACTCCAACAGGAAACGCATTGCTTATTGTCGGAAACCGTCAGATGCTTATCAATGGTGTTCGTGGTGGCGTAGAGTCAGTTGTTTCACGTGATGCAGAATTTACAAAGGACGGAGTCCTTCTTAAGACTCGTATCCGCCGTGGCTTCGCAGTTGCAGATGCAGATGCATTCGCAATTGTTGAAAAGACAGCGTAAGGAGATAGATAATGCCATCAAAACTATACGGTAACTTTCTTCTTAAGGCACTTAACAAGGAAGTAGATTTCGACACTGATACAATCAAGGTTGCTCTACTTTCATCATCTTACACACCAGATCAGGATGCACATGACTACTTGAACGACGTATCTACATACGAAGTTTCAGGTACAGGCTACACTGCTGGTGGTAACACACTAGGTTCAAAGACAGCAACCTACGATTCAGCAAACAACGTAGTTATCCTTGATGCTGCAGATACCACTTGGTCATCTTCAACAATCACAGCTCGCTACGCAGTAGTATACGGATCAACAGGTACTGCTTCAACTTCACCGTTGATCGGCTATGTGGACTTCGGTTCAGATCAGTCATCAACAAATGGTAACTTTACAATCACATGGGATAGCACAGGCATTGTGCGTATCACTGTAGCGTAAGGCTAACGCAAATGGACGTAAAGGTTGAGGTCAGCGCACTCCAAGCACACGCTTGTGCAGTCGTAGTCCAGACCACAATAGAGATCCTTTCTGGTAACATAATGTCTCCAGTGGTTTCTGACCTCACCTTTACTCCTATTCTTACAATCAACGGAACAAGCATTTCAGCTGTACCAGCAAGCAAAGCTTTGATAGGAGTCATGGCTGCCTAACCGCAGCCTATTTTTATGTCATATATTAATCAAGTATCCTCATTAGGCCCAAAGGTCTGGTATCGCTTTAACGAAACAGCAGGTACTCCAGCAAACTTTGGCTCTCTATCAACAACAGCAACATTTATTAACTTACTTTTAAATGAACAAACATCTGTAGATGGCCGTTGTGTATATTTTAGTGGATCATCTGCTATTTCATTACCTAGCTACCCAGCATTTTCATTATTTGATGATAAATCATTTACTATAGAAACCTGGATAAAAGCATCTGCAACAGATGTAGCAGCATATGCTGATCCTCAATTGTTTTCAATAATTGGTCCAAGTAACATAAATACAGTTATTACACTTGCATTAGGTGGATCTTTTTATGGAAACGCTGGAAAAGTATTACTTAGAACAGCTAACGGTGTTGGAACTAGTAGCAATATTGTTTCTGCAACTAGAGTTGATGATGATCAATGGCACCATATTGTAGCCACAATTAATACAACATCTATAAAAATTTATATTGATGGAGCATTATCAGCATCTGGAACTCCATCATTTGGTAATGCATTTAACTTTGACGTACAAGAAAATAAAAAAACTATTGGATCAGGATTTAGAGGACGCTTAGATGAATTTGCAATATATGATCGAGAACTAACTGCTTCTGATATTGCAACAAACTATACTGCTGGTGCAGTTGTAGAAATTGCTGCTGGCTCATTTGGAACCGCGACATCTTTGATGGTACAACCTACAGTAGTTGCATCATTTAATCCTGCAGCGCAGGCTCCTATGACTGCTAGCGCAGCATCTGGAGACCACTACAACTCAACTGTAACATTCCCAACTCTTTTAAACACATACATGTCTACATTAACTCTTCAGAGTTGGTTTAAATTTGATAAAAATAGAGTATTAACTAATTATGGAACAGAACCTACTAGAGCTTCTTATTGGGGCTCTGGTGTATCAAATACTCCTACTGGTGGAGTACAAGGTTCTGGAGAACTTAGATATACAACAGCTGGTGGACTACAGGCATATATAGATCCTGCAACCGCAGCCACTACTGGAGAAGTTGCTTTATTAAATGATGAAGACTTTACAATAGGATTTTGGACAAAAAAATTAACTAAAGAAGTAACCTATATAATGAGTGCTTACAACACTGCTTCTACTCAAAGTGTAAATTTTCAATATAACACTGATGGCGGAATTTCATTCGTAATTACTCATAGTGGTACTAATCATACAATAGCATCTTCAACAGATATTACTGATGGAGAATGGCACTTTGTTGTAGGTAAATTATCTTCTAATACAATGCAATTATGGGTTGATGGCACATCTATTGGAACTACCGCAATGACTCACAATCTTGCATTAGATTACATAAATATTGGATCAAATGCCTCTACAGATACAACTTCTTTATCTAATTTGTTTATTACAACCTCAGCAGCTATAGGTACAACCGAAATAGCAAACATGTGGGATTATGGAACACCATCAGTTCTTCAGGCTGCTGCACATATGCCTGAAGCTTCTGCTAAATTTAATAGTGCATTTAATGATTACATTCAGTCTAAAAATCCAGTTATTGATTATCGTTTAGATGAGTCAGCTGGTAGTCCAAGAAATTATGGAACAGCTTCTTTAGAGCTTGTACCTTATTTAAGTCCTCAAGGATTTATTCAAGGTGAACTTGGATTAAATACAAGAGCATTTAAGTTTACTTCTAGAGATCAAACAACTAGAGGTTCTTACTCTTTTGCTGCTGGAACATTTTCAACTGATGATATTTGTACAATTGGTGTATTGTTTAAAAATGCAAATGCTACTAACCAGCAAGGAATTGTTGGATTTGGTGGCCGTTCTACTGCTGCCGATGGAAATGGTTTTTCTTTACAGATGCTTGCTACAAGCGGATATTTAAGAATTCTTGCTGGAAATGCTAATGGAACAGTTACAAGCTATACTGGCACAACAAATTATGCTGATAACAAATGGCACTTAGCTACGATTGTAAAATCAGCAAGCACTGTTAAATTGTATATTGACGGAAAAGAACATATAACTGGATCTAACTCTACAGCAATGACTGATAATGGTGAATTTATTATTGGTGGTGTTGCTGGTATTGTTGCTGCCGCAGCTTCTAGAGATACATTAATTGATGAAGTATTTGTAACAAATACAGCATTTACAGCACAAGAAACATTTGAAGCATGGCAATCATTAAGACTTGAAATGGAAACAACTGCAACAGCTCTTATGGTGCAGCCTGATTCATTAACTTTAGGTACAGGAAATATATACACAGCTGCCGTTGCTACTGCATCTGGATTGCTTGTAATGCCTACAGAGACACAAGAGATAGCGCCAACTATTGAACATATGGAAGCATTTGGAGTATTCCAGCATCCTAACTATGGCGGAAACGTAGTTATAGATGTTAACTATGGAACCACAGCATTTGCTGCTGATGCAGAATTCCATATTCCAGGATTTAGCGTAGGTGAAATAAACTCAGCAGTTCATATGCAAGGATCTGCATTAATGGTTCATCCTGTATCAATTGCTGGCGGAACAATATCTGTAAACCCATTTATTGCTTTAAATGCAACACTTGTAGATCCAGGAATTGTAACTATCAAGGGCGCATTAGTTAAAGCCCAGACATTAAATGCAAATGCATTTGCACCACTTCCACCACAATACTTTACAATTGCAGATGATCTTTGGTATCAAAGACTTGTAGCAATTGATCAAAAGGATTCAGTTGGTGCCTCATCAATAGTATTCTTTAATACATCAGATAATTTTTATGTTCCTTCAACAGGTGCTGTAGACCCTATCCCAGGATCTGGCTGGACAGTACGTGCACCATCAGGTGCCAGGGCTGTTAATACAGTCACAAATCCTCTACCTGCAATAAATGGTGGATATTTTGATGCACAAAATAGAAAAGCTGTAAATTTTAGAAACATAGAAATTACAACTGGTGCTCCTTCCCCATTTGGTGCTGGCGATAGAGACTTTACTTTTGAAGCAATGATTAGAACAACAAAATCTAATCAGGTTTTATTTGTTGGAGAAAATGAAAATATATATAATTTCCAAAGAACTGGCATTGTGTTAAGAAATGGTAAATTAGCACTTACTTATTCAAAGGATGGACGTGCAGGAAATGTTTCTGCAAATGACCAAGAACTTGCATTTATTGGAAATAAAAATATTGCTGATGGCGAATGGCATCATATAATTATTCAGAATAGACAGACTGGCACAGACAGAAGCGCACCACGTCTTCAGTTCTGGATTGATGGACAATTAGATATTCAAAGATACGGCAATGAAATGTATGTTATTAACAGAATTGGATATAACTCATCTGAAGCAAATTCATACTCTGACTTTACTATATCCGCATTTGGATTAGGCTTGTCTGCTATGGTAGAAGAAAATGAAATTAATCTTAACTACCTTGCCGCAATTAATGTTGTTCCTGTTAAGGCAGGAGTTTCAACAGCAACTGCAACAGCCACACCTAACACTAAGGGTCGTGGAAACCGTGGTCGTGCTCTCATGCTTTACTTCTGGCCAACAGTAAATGCTACAAGTGGTATATATAGGCCGCTGCCAGATCGCTCATTCCTTGGAACTGGTTTTGGTAACAACTTCCACGGTTTTGATCAAGGCTCATATGGAAGTGACCCAGACACTTTCTATCAGCTAACAACATATATAAACAGAGGTGCAAGCCAATTCTATGACTGGGATATCTGGCCAGTACCAGTAGTTAAATTATTTGATGGCGATAGGTGGGTTGGAGAAAGTCATCCAATTCTTAAAGATGGAATTACAAAAAGCGGAACCGACAAGGGAACTGTCTATGTAGATCCAGTAACAGATAACGAAAGATATCTAAATCTAATGACAGATCTTAAGGACTTGTCTCAATTTGATATGATTTGTTTCCGTAACTATCCAGATCAATCTGGTGAACAGGATCAATATGGAGTTAATGCAAAGGGTGTAGTGGATGATTACTTCAACTTACTTGATAAAAATCTATTTGCAGACTTCCTTAAATCATTAAGAGATGCAGTAGATACTGGTATATCTCTATTTATTACAAACCCACAGCTTGCAGTAGATATGGGATTCATTGATACATATCATGAAGTTTCAGACTTAACTAACTCAGGAAATGAAGGTGGTTCAGATCCGTTTGTTCCTATTAAACTTGATAATCCATATGGTGATGGAAGCGAAATTTATAGTTATAGCCAAGCTTATAAAACTGACTCTGGTGATGAATTTCTAGATGCTTATAGAAATAATTACCATCAAGTTGTAAATACATTAGCAGATCTAACAGATGATGATGGTTTTATTTGGACAGATGAAATTAAATATCAAGCAGATCAGTCAGAATTTGGTGAGCTAGACAGATGGTGGTCTCATATTGAATATAAGGATAGCTTGCAAGTTGGGGACAGATTCTTAATTTCAACTACACCCACTTTTAATCAAACTTATTTTGCAACACCTTTAGATGCAGTTAGAGCTGGTAAGGTTATTACCAAGTTTGCTGATACTTATAGATTTGGAGCAGTTGAACGTGTAAATCCATATCGCAATTATGCAACATCTATTGCAGTAGAACCAGGAACTGTAGTTGCTGGAAAGCAAATTGGTGCAAAGGTATTTATATCATTTACAGATGTTGTAGGAAAACAGCAAATTGGCAGAGTTATTGGTGATGGACTTGGAGATTCTATAGAACAAAAGACTGTTTCACTAGATACATCTTATTGGATTAGCTATGCTTATAGCATTGGTGCAATTACTACTGATGAAAGAGATCAATATTTAGCCGATGCAAATGGGCAGATAGTAGATTGGACAACTTTAACATCTAGAGACACTAAATATTGGACATCAGATGGTTCTTCGATTATTGGATCTTCAAGTGCTTATGGAGATAATGATGAAATATTAACTGATACTGCAGCGGCTGTTCAAAATAAAAAAACATCACCTAGAACAAGAAGAAGAAAAGGAAGAGCAAAGAGAGTTGGAGCAACTGGATTAATTCCTAACTTCCAAGTTATTTGGGGCTACCTATCTCCAAGATTATCAGTGCCAGTTCCAAGCATTAACACTCGTGGTCTATGGTGGTTATCAGAAAGACTTGAGTACGCTGATGGAGTTCCACTACGACCAGAAGCATTTGAAGCAGATGGATTTATGAAGCAACCTGTAATTACAGGATTTAAGACAGCAACAGTTGCCGCACAGGCGGCAGTAGCAGTTGGTGCAATGATTGAGACAAACTTAAGAAGCGCAGGTACTTCAATTTCTGTGCTACCATTAACTGCAACAGCTTTCTTTGTAGAAAAGGGAACCTTCGTTCCAGCAGAACCTGCAACAGCGGTTGCAAGAACACCACAAGATATTAGAACAACTACATTTGAATCAGATCAGGTTGTTTTATACTTAGTACATGTGGACCCAATACTGTACTTAAGAGAGGACGTAATAAAATGATTAGCCAATACTGGATCGATCAAATTCCTGCAAGACCACTTTCTATTCAAGTTAGGACCCAGAGCGGCGAAGACGCTAACCTCTCGGCTTACACAACAATTCAGGCGGTAATGCTAGGAAGCAATAATGAAGAAATTGATCTCACAGGATCAGTCTTAGACACAGCAGGTAAGTCAGTTGGAAATATAATTTTCAGATGGCCTACAACAAGAAGTCTATTTGAATATCCTGGAGACTATGTATTACAAATTAAATTATCAGGAACTGGTAGGTTAGATTTTACATCTACACATACACTAAGAGTTCGTGAATTAGGAAGGACTAATAGATAATGTTATCAACAATTAGCAGCGTAAAAGAATATACAGGTTACGATGTAACCCTGCCATTAATATTAAGAGCACAAGCAATCATTGAGATGTTTGTAGGCAAAGATGAGATAGATGTTGAGAACCCTTCTGACTTCTTGCTTCTTGATAAAATGGTTTCATACCAAACAGCATACATGCTTGAAAATGAGGACATTGTATTTAAGCAGGCAGCATTGACTAGCCAAGGCCAGACTGATGCTTTGATTAACTTTAATAGAGATATGTTTTCACCATTCATAGCACCTCTTGCTGTTATGGCAGCTGCAGGCTTATCATTTAATAAGTCTAGAAGCTATAAAACTGGAAGCATATTCCAAAAATCAAAGTATAGAGATTGGAAAAGAGATTAATGCTTTTTAATACAGTTAAAAATAGAAATTACACAGTTAATTACAGAGGATATACCACTGTAACAAGTGCTGATGGAGTCGTTACTGAAAAGAGATACGATTTAGTTGGCACACCCGTAAGAGTGCAAATTTCTACAAGTTTTACTGGAAGCTTAATTCTTTTAGCCGATGAAAAATTACAACTAGATGGCTATCTAGAGAATCTTGTTGATAGAAACGGAACGGCTGTTTATGAGGGTGCTCTTTGGAAAATAAGTTCAACTCAGCCTGTCGTAAATGCTGTAGGCCTTGTAGAAGGATACAAATACAAAGCCACCATACTTTCTGGAAATATCTAATGGCATTTAATTTTGGAATTAGAAGGCCCATAGTCAAGTCAAGAGTAAGCAGCGGAAGCGGCGGCAGAGATGGCGAAACTTTTGTTGATGATTACTTTGAAGATGCTATAAACGAATCTTATCAAAAGATGGTGGACAATCCTAATTTAAATGCTGGACAGCAGGCAATTCTAGAAGAATCTAGAGATTCAATCTACTCATTTTTATCAGAAGTTGGCGAAGACTATGATCCAAATGCTTTCCTTGATTGGCTAGAAATAGAAATAGGTCCACAAAAATATAATGCTTTGTCAGAAACTTTTGGAGCATTTGCAGAAGAAGATTTATCTGATGCATGGGATCATGCTACTGGTGGAGATGGCTACGGCGTAAAGAAATTCATGGGAAGAATATATAACTAATGAATGCAACAGAAGTAGTAGGACTAATCACATCTATCCTTGCTTTAATAGTTGGGCTGGAATTAAGAATCAAATCTTTAGTTAAACATTATTTAGTAGAACTTAAGCCTAATTCAGGCTCATCATTAAAAGACCAAATTACAAGAGTAGAAGAAAAATTAGACAAGCTTATTAAGTAATTGACATAAGAACAAAGCTTTAGTATACTTTACATACATCAACCAGAAAGGATGTATTATGAACAACTTTCAATATAACAAGGCAATTGCTGCCTCTGGTATATTAACTACTATTGAGGCCATACTGGCCTATTCTATAGCAAACTATTACAACTGGGACACACAGTCACCAGCATACCCTAGCGAAGAAACTTTGGCAAGAGACTGTAAAATGTCTACAAGATCAGTTCGCAGAGCATTAAAAGGCTTAGTTAATAAGGGCTATGTGTCCTATACAAGACAATACAATAAACCCAATTTATACACTCCTGTCCTACCATTGAGGACTGTCAGTCCATTTAATGAGGACACCAGTGGCCTACTAAAAGATAATAGAAAAGATAAAGAAAAGATAATAAACAAATCTTCTAACGAAGATTTAGTTCTTTCTAATATTTTTATCAAAGAAGGAATTACTACTACTAGTGACAATCCCTCTTTGGCTGAAATTAGAGCGATAGCCGCGCCCTGGGATGGAGAATGGCGATGAAGAAGATATATGAGCCAGCCTCGCTGGATCAAGCAATTAAAACTCTACAAGATGCCATAGACACATTAGATGAGATGATCGACACCATGCAGAGTAGCTCAGCAACCCTCAGAAGCTGGTTAGAGCCAGGAAAAGAGATAGGATGGGTCGATGAGAACAAGTGAGACACAAAGGCCTTTATGTGGCTGTGGAACGCCTGTAGAACGAAAAGGCAGAACAATAAATGGGTTTTCTATTTGGGCATCAGGCTGTAGTAATTGCAAATATCATGCAAGAAAGAATAGAAAAGATTATTGCGAGAAATGCGGCGGGACAGAGAAACTAGAAGTAGACCACATAGATAGCAATAGATCCAATAACAATATAAAGAACTTGATGACCCTTTGCAAGAATTGCCATTGGGAAAAAACTTTAGAACATAAAGAAAGAAGAGGTCCTGAGAAATGAAATCATGCTCAGTATGTAAAGTAGAAAAGTCCTTTGATAACTTTCATAAGAACACTAAGACATCAGATGGTCACACCTTTAGATGCAAGACATGTACAAGTGCCTATTACAAGGGCTACAATGCCTCTAGGAAGGTCGCATGGGCTAGGGTTGAGGTAATGTCTAAGGTCTGTAGAGATTGTGGCTTAGAGAAGCCCATAAGCCAGTTTGGACACAGATCAAACTCCCTAGACAAACATAACATATATTGTAAACCATGTTGGAAAACAAGATGTAATATTGCAATTAGGAGGATGAGAAATGGTCGGAAGACCCAATAAGTCAGGTAAGGTTAAGAAACCACCTATAAGAAAGAACAATGTAAGAACTCTAGAGACAAGAGGAATCTCATATAAAGAACCAGCAATCATTGGTTCATTTTGGAGAGATCACACAATGGATCAAATGATAGCTATGAACGATGAAGAGACAAATCAGACAATTGAGACATTCCTTGATAAGCTAATTGCAAGAGCCATAAAGAATGATAGGTTATGGGATTTCCCAATATTAGATGCCTATCTACGTATTGCTTCTTTACCAAAGAAGTGATAGAATATAAGTCGTGAAGCGGTTTTAATTCATTTTCTCAGCTTCACCTACCCTATAGGGTGCCCTAGTCTTTCTGGAGTTCCGCGACTCTACTAGGGCATTCTTTGTTTATAGGTGTATAATTATCCATAGAATGATAGGATGTAGCATTTAATGGACCCAAGAGATTTCCTGACAGAAAAGACGGCAGGCAAGAAGCTATTTCCTTACGCTAAGGATCTTTGGTATAGACCA